AGGAGGAGGAGGAGGAGGAGGAGGAGGAGGAGGAGGAGGAGGAGGAGGAGGTGGAGGAGGGGCGACGGCGGCGGGCGGGCCGACGGCGGCGGGAGGGCAGGGAGGAGGAGGAGGACGAGGAGGTGCTGAGGGGGCTCATTGCGGCCTGGGAGAAGGAGGAGGAGGAGGAGGAGGAGGAGGAGGAGGAGGGGCGACGGCGGCGGGCGGGCCGACGGCGGCGGTACGCGGCGGCGGCGGCGACGTACGCAGAAGAAATGGACATCCTAATAAATGCTAAATCACCCAACCCTATAACATACAAAGACCTTACCGAATTTCGCACCAAGATGAAGGGGGTGTTTGGCTACTTAGAAAGCGAGGTGGAGGTGGAAAAAGTATTGACATATGCGGAAGAGCATTATGTTTCCTCTCGCCACGCTGCTGCTGCCTGCCTCGACAATTGTCAACCGCAAAACATTTCTTTTTTATTAGAACTACTCTTCAAGAAACGTCAATATATTTTTTTGGATGGAAAAAAGTATTCTATCGTAAAATTTGAGCGCGTTGAAACGGACTCAACTAGCTCTTCTAATACGGTAATCGTTAAATTAGTAGTATTAGATCCAAGTAAACCACAACGGGCTCTTGCGTATTATGATTGCGAAGGGAGAAAAAAAATTTTAAAGGATCGTCTAGCTGAAATGTTTCCTAGTGTGTTTAATTTTTTTGATATAGATAGTCCACCTTATACAACCAACCATATTTATGAAATAGGAAACGCACAACTATTAGAACACTATAAAAATAAACGGGATGAGTATCGGAGTTTGTCGAATAAAAATTCTGACACAAATGATGAGGATAGATTGGATAAATTGGCTGAGAATCTTGAGGACCTAGAAAACATTTTAGTAACCAGAAAATCTATATCGAAGGGGGACGCACTAAGAAGACGAACACGAAGATATAGACCTCAGTATTTTTCCCCCTCGAACGACGGCGGGATGGCCGGCGGACGAAAAAAAAATACTAGAAAAAATAATAGACAGAGGCGTATGTCACGGAAAAAACGCGCACGTAAAAACAGGCGCGTTACAAATAAAAATATATAATTTCTTATTATATTTCTTATTATAATTCTTATTATAAATTATTCTAGTCTGAGACAAGTTTTTCGAAATCTCTCCACATATTCAGTAGGAATGTTATTAAAATCTATGAGAGTTTGGTTGAGTTTATATTTTTCTTCTGCGCCCGGGATTTGTTCGAGTTTCTTCTTGAATAATTCGGGGTCATCATAATATTTGCCTGCCGTTTTTACACCACATCTGGGTAAAACGCCTGTAATATTATCGCTTTTATCGCCTGCTACAATTTTACAGAATAAATCTTTTTTAGGGTCATTCCACGAATCCTTTTTATTTGTGAGGTCTTTTCCATTTGCACTAAATAGATGCACTCTATCATTGGACAATTGCAAATAGTCCATATCACTAGTAATAATCCAAATCTGTGCTTCCGAATAGGTCGCCATAATGTGTCGTGCAGTAATTGCAATACAGTCATCAGCCTCTAGTGACGGATCACTCAGCATTGATTTTGAACCACCCTTCTCATACAGGTTTTCTTTATACACCACCGAAAATGCTTCTCCAATATCATTATCACTTGCTCTGCCATGTTTGTATGTTGGGTGCAGTTTTGTTCGCCAAATATCTGCTCTCGGACAATCTTTTCCTACCATAATTATTGGCGGGTCGTTATCCTTATCTTTCTTAGATATGCCTACCATCTTTGGAATATCTTGAATTGATTTTACAAATGTTTTTCGAAATTTATCCATGAACGCCTCATTATTTGGTCCACATTCTGCTGCTCCGCCCAAACTTTTATTTGCATGTGACCACCATTTTTTTAACGCGTAATAACGATAAAACACAAAATAACTTCCATCAATAAGAATAAACTTCATTGATATATTAATTTTGTTTATTATTATATCAATTTTTGTTTATTATTATATCTATTTTGTTGTAATGATATATTAAAACGCACATATATCAGGAGTCAGCAATTTTGTGGCAGATTCCTTTATATCATCAATATAGTTACTCTCCATAGTTAATTGTCTGCATACACTATCGGCAATCGCAAGTGTCATTTCTATTTTACAAAATGCTTTTGATAAACAATAACCATGTGCATATAATATGTTATTTATACTATAAATTTCACTAGGCTGAATCATGTTTTTCGTCGTAAGAGCGTTTTCTATGATGTGTCCTATTTTTTCAACAATCTGGGGTTTTTTTAATAGACTTTCTTTCTCAAGATTATTATTATTATTATTAGAAACTGTTTTTTCTATAAAAGAACTTGCTAAAATTGCAAATGCTTTTTTACTGTCTTTTGAAATGAATAATGCAGAAATAAAGTCATAAAAATCCTTTTGTTGTTGTTTAGTAATAATTAGCATAACTCCATAATCAATAATGCCACTTCTACATTTTCCTGATGCATCTTTTAAAAATATAATATTGCCTGGATGAAGATCTGCGTGCACAATTCTATCAAATAATATTGATTTAAGAGAATATTGTGCTAGTTGTTTAGAATACACCTTGCGATCTTTTGTATCAATCTGCATAACTGTAACCCCCTCTAAATAATCCATAACTATAATATTTTCATATGCATCAGTATATTCTTTATATGGTCGTGGGATAACTATATCATCAATATTTTTATTCTTCTCTCTTATGGAAATAATATTAGCCAACTCGTTCCGAAAATTTGTTTGGAGCATCATCATTTCTTTATTTTCCATTATAATATTATTTATTCCTAGTGACTGTAGGTGAAATACAAATACAAGTACACGGGTTAATAAATCAAATTGACGTAGAGCGTTTGATAGGCGGGTGCGAATATTTTTTCGGGCAACCTTAATAATAACTTTTTTTTTACCAATAAATCCTTTATATATTAATGAAATCATTCCCGATTTTATTGGCATTGCAAATGGGGGAATAATAAGTTTATTATCTATATTATTATTTTTATTTTTATTTACCCTTGCAATAGCTCCGCGAAAGTCAATATCAATATCCTCTGACCCGAATGGAACATTGTCTGTGTAGGATGATAAAAATTCTATTTGTTCTCTGGAAAGAAGTTGCGAGTTGCTAGATATGCTTTGGAATGCTTTTACATAAAACATGTTTATGTTGCCTAATTTCCGTGATACATTCTTCACACAATTATCTATTGGTCGACCCAAAAAATACATTAAATACTCCCATAATATAATAAAACATGTGCGGATTAAAAATATGAAATCAATTATACTATTTTGTAATACTTTTGCCATAATCTATATATAATACTATATAATGAATTATATGTACCTTGCGCATAAATACATCGCTCGGCATTGCTTACTTAATTTGCTCGATAAATTCTTTTAATCGAATAAATATTTTTTTCATAAGCAACCCGGAAATATTTTCCATATAAATTGGTAAATCTTCATTAATGTCCATGTGGAAATTGTATGCTATTTTTATATCGTGTGGATTTGATATATGCACTTCCAATGATGCGTTATTGCTATATATCATATCGCAATTATTTGGAATATCTTGTGTTAAGGGAATACTCTTGCTGGAGAAAATAATTGTGTTATGCTCAATGCGCTGTTCTATTAATGTATGCATATATTTTTGAGATATTCCAAGTTCAGTTCCAAATTTCTTAAATATAAATAATATAGATTTTTTATTTTCCGAAAAAACATTAGTTATTTGTATTCTCTCCAACACATCAGGATTAAGCTTCGCTATGAGGGTATATATGTCAAGGTTGATGAGGTTAGGTATAATTATATTGGGGTTTGTAATATGTAAGTGGAGAGAAAAATAAGAACTATTTTTTTTATGTAAATAAATATCATATTTTTTACATATGATATTTTCTTGAAGAACAGCTTCCATTAATAAGTGATGCGGTAAATTTTTAAATACCTTAACGATTATATTACAGTTGGAATTTTACAGTTGGAATTTTACAGTTGGAATTTTACAGTTGGAAAATAGTATTTCACTATTTAATAATATAATATTATATGTGTAAATGTTTGAAATTTATATCGAATATTTTGGATAGTAATATTTTTGGAATGAATACTATAGAAAATGAGAGCAAAGAGTGTGTTATATGTTTAGAAAAAGAAAACAAATCAAACAAATTGATACATATAGATAAATATATATATAACAGAGCATGTACCTGCAATTATTATATACATGAAAATTGTTTTATTTCATGGCGTACATCACATTATTATAGGGAAATTAATAATGAAATGAATTGTTTAATATGTAACTCTATTGGAAAGCTGTATGCGCAGGAACATAATGAACACCTCATAGGATTTTTTGAAATGGTCTGGTTATTTTTATGTTATACACGCTAAATAATATACCTGAATTATATTATTATAATTCTAGGCTCACAGTGTTCTTTTCACTTTTTGGTCTACGCTTTGAGCGTGCAGGCGCTTTTGCATTTGAAATTTCTTTCAACTCTTGAATACTAATTGTGCTTTTCTCTTTTTTATGGGGGGCTTCGGACATATTTATATTTTTTGTTTTTAATCCAGAAAGTAAATCACTAATATTAGATGGTCCTTTCATTTCTGGGCGAGATTCACTAGTAGATCTCTCGGGTTGTGATGAGCCTATTGATCCAAACTGTTCTTCAATACTAATGCCATCCCGCTGCCTACCGCGCGCTTCGTTAATATCGGGGCGGTGTGGCGCAGTTTGTGCCCGTTGACTTCTAGCAGTTTGCGTTCGCATTGGAGCAGGCGGTGCACCTTGCTGCATACTTGGTGGCGGCATGGGAGGCATTGGTCTGTTGTCACCGCCGCCGCCGCCACCTTGATTGCCCATTACATTATTCATAAATCCACCAAACCCTGGATTAGTATCACCCATGCTATTTACTGCTGCCTGTGTAAACTGTTGCATTAGTTCTGGGTTTTGCCTCATAATGTCATCCATTCCAGGCATTGAACTCTTAAACATGGTATTCGTCATATGCACCATGATTGCCGAGCCTCCTAATTGGAACAATAATTTAAGCTCAGGTGCCATTTTAGCCTTAGATTTATACTTTTCGTGCAATTCTGCAAAAATTTCATCATAATCATCAACATTTTCATTAATTTGCTCCGACCAACCATCTAGCTTAATGTCAAATGGATCAAATCTATTATTGAGAAACTCTATACCAGTGACTGCCGCCATCAACATGCGTCCTTGAAATTTACAGCTATTCGATCGTTCTTTCTCATCAATAATCATCTCATATTCGCCCTGCATTTCGGCTAAATCGGACTCCATTGTATATCGTTTTGATAATTTGACCCCTTTTCTCTCTAAGTCTTCGAGTTTTCGCAGGGCCTTAAATTTTTCTCTAAGCAAGTCTTCCTTCGATAATTTAGGGTTTTCTGACATTTCTTGGTCGGGGTTCACTGGAATATCATTGAATTTTTTAAAACCATCCCAAGTCTTGTTTTCGTTATGCTCCTTCGATGATGATGCCGTCGCCTTTCCGACACTGCTATCTTCGCGGACAGGGGTTGATGCAGATGGGGAAAATGACATTCCAGCAGCAGCACCACTATCATTTGTTTTATCTGCAGAACTCTTATTTGCGTCATCATCAAATCTTAATTTTATACCTCCGTGTAATGCTTTATTGAATAGACCAGATTTCGATTTCGTTTGTTCATTATCAATATCATCTGTTAAACTGTTCAATTGATTTTCTAAATCATCTAAATCTTCTAATCCAATATCTTTCGTATTTGCCTTAGAACCATCCGATTTTCTTTTTCCGTTCATCAATAATTCTAGACCTCCACCAAAATTAACAGACGATTTACTAGAAGGAATATTGTGTGGTGTGCGAGTAACATCATCTCCTTTTGATAGGGTAATTGTAGGCGTATCACTCACGCTTTTCAACTCTATAACTTCCGATTCAAAATTCATTTATTATGATTATATTAGAATATATAATTTTAAGTAATCCGCGACGTAATTAATATATGAACTAGCTTATTTATTGTTTATTGTTTATTGTTTGAACCGATGTATTTTGTCAAATATTGTCAAATAACTCATCCTCTAAAAATTTTTGGCTATTAAGATACCATATGCCTTGTAAAAATGAATCGGCCAGATCATCTTTTTTTGTATGCGATGTGACAAATGGTATCCATCGTTTATTTAATGCATCATGCTCTAATATAGATTTTGTGTATTGAATACTTAATAGTTTGCGTTCTGCATATTTTGGCTTTTCTTTTTTATTTTTTAAAAATGGCCTTAATTTATTAGTAGCAGAAACAAAAATAATATTTTTTAATCCCCGCATAATAAAATATTGTGCGAGCATGCCTTGTATTGTTTTCATACGACTTGCCAATGGACTTAATTGATTTTCTATAATAACTTGTTTAATACCCCCTAGAGGTATTTGTTTATCTAATTCACGCTCAATTGCAATACCAATATGAACCAACCCCATTTCTGAAGCAGATTGGGTTTTTATGATTTCAAATGTTTTTTCTTTCATTGCAGGAATAATTGTAGACAAATGGTCTTTTTTTGTATATTTAATTCCGGAAATATCAATATGTTGTATTTTTGCTAAATATTCTAATTCTGTAAGTTTTAAATTTCTTAATGTCTGAGCACGAATAGATGAATCTGGCAGAAGATATTGTGAAGTTTTTGCGTGTGTTTTACAGAAACATGTGTTTTTTTTAATAAAAGATGCCTTTTTATTACATATACGTTGTTTTACTATTGCACTACATCTCGGAACCTCGGGGCACAGATTAATGACATCCCATTTTTTTACACTAAATGACTGGGAATGATTTGTTTCCAATATACAATATGCTAAATTCTTAATACCCACATCAATACTCAAAATTAACATAATATGTATTATAAAACATATTATGTTTAATTACTTAATATAAAATAGAAATACCTAATTAATTGTAATTGGGATAGTGTTGCTGTAATAACTGTGCTTGTGTGATAACTGGCGTAACCATGCGACTTTGTAATTGATATTCAGATAAATACTGAGACTTTAAATCACTATTTTCATATCCATACGGTTGACTACTGTCTGTGCACGATTTATATAAAAATGGCGGTGAATCTTCTACTTTATGAAGACGAGTTTTTCTTATCTCATCCGACGTGGAACTATGACTTGATTGAGATTCATATTTCACTGGACAACTACAGCATTCATTGCATGCGGCTAATTGATTCTGTTTTATAATAGTGTCCGCATTTTCAGTTAGATATTTACGATACTGCCAATTTGTTTTAATGCCTTCCTTTTGGCGGATTCTTTCATTTATTACAGCGCCTGGTTGCCACGTGGCGTAATTTCTACCATCATCCATAATTGGTGGAAAATCGAAATGTATATTATTAGAACCTGAATTACAAGTCCCCCAACTCATTATATTAGACGAAGATAATTATTCTGAGCCTTTCGTTGTTATTAAATCAATCAGCTCCTGTTTTTTCATAGAGTTAATTTTTGATGATGATGTCAACAATCTGTTATTTGCAATTTTTTTTAAATCGGCTACACGTAGTTTATTATAATCTACTTCTTCAGGAGCTACTATTTCTACTTCTGCCAAAGAGTCTGCATCTACTTCTGCCAAAGAGTCTGCATCTACTTCTGCCAAAGAGGCTGCATCTACTTCTGCCAAAGAGGCTGCATCTACTTCTGCCAAAGAGGCTGCATCTACTTCTGCCAAAGACGTTATTGATGCTACTACAAGAGGATCTTGCCCTATACTTAATAATATTTCGGCTGCACTATTTATATTTTTATCCATAGTTATATTTTTTACTTGTTCTGATATATTATTTGTGGTTGCAGATATATGAATCTCTTCGATATCGCCATTATTATTAATTTCAGATTTTTCACTATCTGTTTCACTACTGTCATTATCACTGCTGGAACTTTTCTGGACATAACTATCCACAAGCGATATGGATTTTAAATTGTTACTAATAAAATCAGTTAATGTTACAGATTTCGTGCTAAGATCTTCGCATGTAAATGGCGGATTTGTATCTAATTCTAAAAGATTCATAGTAGGAATTGCCTCATTCTCATTCTCATTCTCATTATTGTTCTCGACGCTAGTATTACTCATATCACTATCACTATCACTATCACTATCACTATCACTATCACTATCACTATCACTATCGGTGACAATTATTTTTTTTTCTTTTGCAGTTTCGGTATGATTAGTAGTTATTACATTTGCCGTATTATTAAGATATTTCTCCGCAGCAACATTTGCTTCGGGGGAACTTAAACTAGCGGGGGAGGTCAATGCACCGCCTCCTCCGCTTTGAACAGTATTTATATGTTCATGTGTTTCAGCATTATGATGCATCGTTTGTTGAATATTTGCAATAAAACTAGATAATACCTGTTGTTGTTTTTGTAAAGATGTTTCTAAACGTGTAATTCTTGAATTACCATAAAATATTGCGGCTCCAATAAAAATTGCTAATACTCCCACTATAGTTCGTACATTATTTCCTGTCATTATTATTATTTTGAGATATATTTTAAGTGATTATTTTACGTATATATTAAATATGCAAAGTTTTCATAATCTCTTTTGTTCTATTAATAATTTCTTCCGGATATCCTAAATCAGTTAATACTTTTACTCCACCCTGTATAGTTGATATGTTTTTTTTTAATTTATACTGATAACATAAATGATCCATATTATTTTCACGTGATATAGTCGTGTCCATATGATAATTTTTAATCGTATTTATTTTATCTAGTTTTTTGCATAAGTCTAAATAATGAGTTGTAATAAAAAATTTGACTTTGGGATTTTTATTTAAATATTGTAAAAATGCTATTGCTCCACTGGTTGCCTCATAAGGATTTGTCCCAGAATATAATTCGTCAAAAACACAAAAATGTCTCTCCGCATTAGAACTATATTGGATTTTATCTAAAATATCTTTACATCGCCGAGCTTCTGCTTGAAATAAACTATCCCTGCCTGAAGTATCCGGAATATTTATATAACAATATATATTATGATATGGCGAAACGACACCTTTTTTGTAAAACCCGCAGCCACATTGTTGTGATAAAATAATATTTGTTAATGTAGTTTTTAACAACGTTGTTTTTCCTGATGCGTTTGGTCCAGTGAGCAATATATGCTTATTTAAATTATATGTATTACTTATTGTATTTTCTCTTTTTGGTGGGTAATATGCATGTTTAAATGTGGTTTTATCTTTTGAAAATGAACACAATGAAATATACTTTTTTTTTATATTTGTTTGTAGTCCAGACAAATTATTTACATAACCGCATAAACCAAATGAATATTGCAATGAGGCGCGTAAATTTAAATCATTATATAATTGATAAAATGCTTTCATGGGGCGCCCCAAATCTATAAATTTGCGTAATGAAACAGAAAATGGCGGAATAATATTAATATATTGCAAATATTTTGCCAATACCAATTTATGTTTTTGCATATTTGTAATAAACGGGGTATATGTTTGTAGTTTCGCACAATTCATTTCCATAATATTTATATTTTCTATAGTATGCTGCAAATATAGTTTTGTATTATGCACTTGCGTATGTATGATTTTTGAATGTTTATAAAATTGTATACATGATATGAAATTTTGATAGGTTTGTAATAAATATAACCCAAAAGTCATAAGTATATATATTCGTTTATCCCAAGACACACTTCCCAATGATAATATTTGTCCTAAATGGTGTTTGCTGACAATATGATATAGTGCTTCTTTATATTTTGAAAACGATAATGTGATACCTTTTAATCGAAGTAAAAAAAATGGTATAATTAAGAAAAATATAGGCAATGCTAACGCTAGTATTGGCGAAGTGATATTATACATGCTCATCACTTGTAAAATGGCTGGATTATTATTAACCCACTTAAATAAAGGGATATCTATATATTGATATTTTTCATGAAAACTTGTTTCTGTATTTATATTATTCCATATATCTTCGATTTGTGTATAATCATATGTACTATTTGGTAAGTCGTTTTTTAATAACTTCTGTGTATCTGTCAAAAACTGTTGGTTTGCAGTAAAATATTTTGACCAAAGTGGAATGGTTTGCTTTGAAAATTGCGAAGTTGGCAAAAATGCATTGGCATAAACAGAATCATTCGCAGCCTCCTCATTAGTCTTATCATTCCTATCATTTATAGTATCTTTGTTATTTCCTTGACAATATAAATTTAGATCTGTGCAAATATGTGATTCTATAGCTTTTTTATCAGGTATATAATAAATTGGTAATTGAAAATATTCATCGTTGTTCTCCATTGAGTATTTATATAATGGTGGAAACTTTCTTAATTATAATAACGTATTAAAATTAAGATGAATAAGCGTATTTATATAATATTTATCGCAACTCGTTCGCAAAAGTTGCAGGTAATTCTGTAATGGAGGTGTGATAATATTGTTCAACTTCTTTCATATTACGTAAATCCCTCTTGGTTACAAAATTAATCCCCATTCCCTTTCTTCCCCAACGACCACTCCTGCCTATACGATGTAAATAAGTATGAACACATTTTGGAATATCAAAATTAATTACGGTGCTTACCTGTTGAACGTCAATGCCTCTCGCAGTTACATTTGACGAAATTAACACGCGTGTGGTTCCAATTGAAAAGTCGCGGTAATTCTTTTCCCTCTCAAATTTATTCATTTTGCTATGTATTTGTCCAACTGGAAAATCATCTGCCGCCATCGCATCATATAAGTCTTGCACTCGATTTACACTATTGCAGTATATAATACATTGACTTAATGCAATATCACCATATAAATCTTTTAATGCATCATATTTTTCATTATCATTTTCTAATGCAATATAATATTGCCGGATACCTTCTAAAGTGAGTTGTTCAGTTTTTACTAAAATCTTAACTGGGTCTCTCATAAATGCCTCGGTCAAAGAATTCAATTCTATTGGTATTGTCGCACTGAAAAGTGCGACTTGAATTTCTTGTGGAAGATACTGAAAAATATCATATACCTGATCCTTAAACCCAGAACTTAACATCTCATCTGCTTCGTCCAAAATAATTAATGAAAGCGCACTTGGTTGCACTTTTCTGCGACGAAGCATATCATAAACACGACCAGGACACCCGATAATAATATGTGGTTTTTGGGTTTGTAACGATTGGGAATCTTTTTCACTTGAGGTTCCTCCCACCAACAATTTTGTTTTAATATCTTTACATTGTGAACCTATGGCATCTATAACTGCTTTGGTTTGCATAGATAATTCACGAGTTGGTGATAGAATAATAACTTGTGTAGCAGCAACAGATTCATCTACTGCTTGCAGAGCGCCTATTGCAAAACATCCGGTTTTACCTGTGCCTGATTGTGCTTGCGCTATAATATCCTTTTTATCAAACATTGTTAATATTGCCTGTTTTTGAATAGGGCTTGGCTTCTCAAATCCATATGCATAAATGCCGCGCAGGATATTTGTTTTCGCAGGAAGCTCTTCCCATGTTTCAATACATTTCGGTGTATATGTTTCGTCGTCTGTATTTTTAATATTTATGTCAGTATCAATATCTGGGGAAAGCGCTTTATCTTTATATAACTTTTTCATGTTTTCTTTATTCATTATTTCTATTTCATGCGTATTTACTGGCGAAGATGGTGGAGGGTGTGGCGGATCAGACATGGATTGTCGTGAAATTGTTTCAAATTGCTGTGTCGGAGAAGTTCTTGCAAACCTGTTTTTATTTAAGGTAGACATTAATATTAATCCATTACTAATGTTTAAGCATATTCAATAATAATTATATAATATAAATAGATATAAATGTCTCTATATAATTCAAGTAGGTATGTTGTGCTATCGCTTAGAAGATTTTAATACAATCAGTGCGAATTGTATAAATAATGAGTTAGATGCATCGGTTCATAAAATGATTCAACTAATATCAGATCAAGTAAGTGACCCAGAATATAGTAAAACACCACAATTTCATAGAAAAAAACGTGAATATTACAGCAACCAAAATATGAATGATGTAAGAAATTTTAAACTTACCAAAAAAAAATCCAAGGAAGGTATCGACCTTTCTTTAGATACAATCAGAAAATATTTGAATAAATTATCTAAAAAAACATATGCCAAATTAAGTAAAGAAATTATTCAGGAAATAAAAGATATAATAGAGTGTGAAACCATTGAGGATGCACCAATTGAGTCTAATCACAAACAAAACATTATACTAGATATGCAGAAAGTTGGAGCTGAGATTTTTAATATTGCTAGCAGTGGAACATTTTATTCGGCAATGTATGCAAAATTATATCATAAACTGATGTTGAATTTTGAAATTATGAGAACGATTTTTACGGATAATTTTGCAACATTCCGTGAAGTATTTCATAATATTGAATATTGTGATCCTAATAAAGATTATGATAAATTTTGTGAAAATAATAAAGA